ATACGCCTGTTTATATAAACAGATACATTGCGCGTTCTTTGATAGATATAGCTGGGTTGGAAAAAAAAGATCCTCAAGCATTAGCGGAGTATTTCCTACAAGTAGGAATAAACTCCGTTAAGCATTACAAGGATCAAGAAGTTAAATTTGATATTGAGAATCTTTAATTAAGATTTTTTAATATGTCTTTGATGTTTTTGATAGCATCATTGTTCTTCATGTGTTCATCGTTGATGGTTAGTTGAGCTTGGTCTAAAGGTTTAGAAAACACCACATTCCTGTGAGTTATAGAAACAAAAGCAAATAAATCTATTTCATTGTTTTTATATTTTCTATGAGCAACTCTTTGACCTTTGCGCATATCAAAACGCCAGTTGCCTCTATGTTCTTCTATTTTAGATTGAGTTTTAACCTGGCATTTATACAGCTTTAGGTTGTGTTCAAAGATGATGTCTGCGGATGCGTTGTGTGGAACGATGGTTACTGTATCGCAAACTTGAGAGAGTATGGCTGCTGTGAGATATTCACCAAAACGACCAACTCGTTCTGTTGCAAGCGGCATGGGTTATCGGGCGGGTATTGCCACCTGTGGTTGTTCTGTGGGTTGTCCTATTGGTTGCTCTACTTCAGGCATATAGTCTAAGTTATTTGTAATGGCTAAAATATTAATCACCCTTTTTAAAGCCTCACCTTTTTCAATGTTAATTTTTGCTAATTTTTCTAATTCTTCTACTGAATTTTTATTAACAAATATTTCTGCTAAATTTTTTGATGTTTTTTCTTGAACTCTTTTACTAAATCTACTTGCAAATTTTACTGTCCACATAAAAGCGCCAACTTGGGCTGCCTCTTTGGTAAGCACTATTGCATCTGGTGGTTTTTTAGGATTATCGATATTTGCTAATGTTGCAGTTCTTTTTAAAATTTTTCTAAATTTATCAAAGCCACGCATAACTTCATTTTCATTCAAACCCCTTGCTTCAGCCACGCCTTTTAAAACTTGGTTAAAATTGTCTTTTGCTCTCTTTGTTCCAGAAATTGCATCATATAATTCAAATCCAGCTGCAAACGAAGGTCTACCAGCTTTGGTTTGTTTATAAAGCGAACCATCTATTAATTGGTCAAAATAAGCTCTAGCTAAATTAGGAAAAGCCTGTTTATCAATTTGATTAATTCTTTTGTATGTCTCTCTTATATCAGCAGGCTTTACATTATTTATTCCAAAAACTTGATTTTTTACTTTTGCAGCTGTAACGCCTTTACCAATTAAAAATGGTTCTATTGCTTCAAGAGTGGGGTCAACTATAGTGTTTGTTAGTTCTTTATATTTTTCTGTTCCAGCTAAATAATTTGGATTTGTTTTCAGAGATTCATCTATGTTATTTAAGATTGGATTTAATTTTCCAATTTGAGTTTTTGTAAGAGCATCTGCTTCTTTAGCTGTTCCAGCCGTTGAATCTGCTATAGCATCTCTTGTTTCTTTATAAATTTCACTAATTTTTCTAATACTTGTTTCTGGAATTATTTTTGTTTCAGTTGCTCTCATACCAGTAGGTTTTCCAGACTGATCTAATATATTTAAAGTTTCATCTTTAGGTTTTATTTCTTTTTTTATAAAACGATTTCTAAAAGAAATTAATTTATCTTTTGTTGAGCCCTTTGCGGTTAATTTTATTTGTTGATTTATATTATTAATAATATTTTCAACTTGTGATGTATCTAAAAAATCATCATCAGCAATCTTATATCCAGCTTGCCTTGATTCAAGGGTTCTGTTTTGTCTTGCTTCCGTTATTGCTTTTTGCGCTGATATGTTTGCATCTTTTAAAACTTTTTTAATTGATTCTGGGTTTTTGGCAATTTGAGTGTCAAATAAATTTTCTGCTACCCTTTGCATTTCTTGAGGTCTGTTTTTAACATATTCAAACATCATTCTTCCGCCCTCTGGGGAGTTATACACAGATTCCCCAAGCTTAGAAAGAATATCGCTGTTAATTAATTCAGGCGCTGTTAGTTTTATTCCTTGTGTCTCTGCATATGCTTCTAAAGATTTTGCTAAATCAATTTTTTCTTGTGGAACTCCCTTTAATGCCTCTGCTGCCAATTTTACAGCTCTGTTTGGATCTGTGATGTAACTAGCTATTCCGCCTGTGGCTAATGTTCCAAGCGTAGATACAACAGGACCAGCTCCAACCTCCTCTAAACCTTGTTGTACAAGACCAGTAGGAATACCAACCTTGAACGCTCTAGCTAAACCAAGGCCCATTGTTGGTAATGTAAATTCTCCAATTGCTTGAGCTTGTCTTCCACCAAGGGTGGGTGGCTCATACTCAATTAGTTCTTTTGCTTGTGGTTGCTGTCTTATTCCTTTTCCAAGTAAACCTAAATACTCTGTTGTTCGACCTAATGGCATTTTTGATCTTATATTTTTTAATAAATCAAAATATTGTGTAATCCCTTTTTCTTGTGTTGGCTCTAAGGCTTTTGCTTTTCTTTCTGCAAAAGATGCCGCTCCCTCGGTAATCATTTGAGGAAATTCCATCAAACCAGTTGTGGTTCTTAATCCGCCAGATGCATATGCTTTTGCATAATCTAGCGCAGTTTGTTTTGGTATTTCGGGTTGTGGCGCAAACTCTGTAGCAATGTATTCTCGTGCTTTTAATTTTGCCTCTTCTTCTTTACCAGCTTCACCCTCAATTTCTAAAATTGTTTTATTGGGTAGCTCAAACTCGTAAATTACTTTTTGCGCCATTTTTTATAGCTCTATTCTAATTCTTTTAACATCATTAGGCCCGCCTGTTGTTGGAGGTGGTGTTTGTTGTTGCATAAATGGATTCTGTATATCTGCAAATCCAGTAGAAAATACATCTTGTATACCCAACACAACCGCATTTGCTTGTCTGTTTTCTGGATCTCTTGCAAGCGTTGCATTTCTATACTCTCTTTCATCTTCAAGAGCGCCTTGTACTTCTGATTTTATTCCTTCGATAAAATTGGTTAAAGCTCTTGCTTTTTGTTCTGCGGTTCTACCAGCAGAAATAATTTTTTGAAAGTTTTTAAAGTCTTGATCTGAAAGACCCCTTCCTTCTTGACCCCTAACTTTGGCAATTTGATAGGCAAAGTCTAATAATTGTGATTCTGTTAAAGCTGTTTGGCTAGCCAACTCTCTAAACTGTTCTCTTATTCTTGCATTGTCTTGACCTTGAGGTGATTTATTAATAAAAGTGTTTCTTGCTTCTGGATTAACAATTGCTCCAACTGCTGTCAATTCTTGACCTATTTGGTCAACTACTTGTGCAATATCTCCAACCGCTAAAACTGATTCTGGATTATCGTAAAGATTTTGTACAATTCTGTTTCCAGACCTAACAAGACCTTTGTATGCCATTGCTCTTTCTAACAAACCACCATCATCATTCCAACCTCTTATTTCTCCCAATTCTTTTTCTATGCCTTTGCCTGCTGTTGAAAGAACTGGTGTTTTATTAATGAAGTTTCCAGCTTTAACCTGCTCTTGCAACTCTTCTTTGGTTGGATTTATAAGGTCTTTTACTCTTATTCCTTCACTATTTGTAACCGCCCATGTATCAATATCAGCACTTTTACCTGTTGCTGGTGCTGACAATGGAACAATTTGCAAATCAGGGTCTGCTTGAATTTCAGATATAGTTTTTGCATCTGTTTTTAAAACACTAGATATTGGTCTGCCAGCACTTTTACTGAAAACACTAAACCTTTCTACAGAATCTGTTGTTGGTTTATAAGAACTAGCAATACCACTAACAATTGGTGATAGAGCATCTGCTCCAGCCAAATCATACATATCTTTCGCCCAAGGGTATTTAGCTGCAAATTCAGGATTGGTTACAGTTTTTCTTAAAGTTTCAATTCGCGCTTTTTGTTTTGCTTTACCTTCTTGCATTTCCTGCAATGCCATGGTGTTTTGCACAAAGTTTTTATCACCTTTTAAAGCACCGCCAAGCGCGTAAAGCATCATAGCTAACTTTTGATTTTTGGCATCTTTTACATCAGCAACATCTCCAGCCAATTGTTTTCTATCTATTTGAGGATTAATTAATGGATTAACAGTAGGCGAAAGAGGGTTTATGGGTTGTGAACCAGGTAAACCTGCCATTAAATCTTGCATTGAAAATGCCATTATAAAACTCCTACTTTGTTAAAAAGTACAAACTGCCTAATTGAGCAGCAGATCCTAAAATATCGCCTAAACCAGTTTTTTGCTTTGTTGTAGTCGTTGGAGTTGTAACCCCTTGACCCGCAGCCAATAAGCCAAACTGTTGAGGCCCATAAGCCAAAGCTCTTTGGAACTCTTCGTAAGGTACTTGTAGACCCATTTGTTGTAATTGTTGTTGTTGTCTTCCAATCTGACCAAGCTGTCCAAGTCTTGCCATCTGCTCCGCGCCCACGCCCCCAAGCAGTCCTGCTTGTTGTTGTCTTGCGCGTAGTTCTAATTCTGGGGCAAACATTGCCATTTGCTGTTGTCTTGCAATATCTGATTCAGCAGCTCTTTGAGCTTGTTCAAAACCAGCCTGTCTTAAACCAGCAGCAGTTCTAGCTTGTTGTTCTATGTAAGGTCTTTGTGATTCAGTTTCTAGTAAAGCAGAGCGTGAACCGCCAAAAGCACCTGCGCCGATTGCTTGAGATTGTGCTTGTCTTCTTGCAATATCAGCTTGTCTTTGTATATCAGCCATGGATTGCTCAATGACTTGTTCTGTGTAAGGTGATTGATATGCACCTATGTCAGCACCTAATAATGAGCCAACTTGACCTATTTGTGGGGCTTGTTGCTGTGCTAATGATTGTAAGCCTGTTAATGGGTCATACTGCATCCCAGTTTCAAATAAACCACGGGTGGCTTGAAATTGTCTAAGTTGATCTGGGTTAAATCCAGCAACTCTAGGACCTGTGTATGGAACGAATGGTGTACCAGCTAATGATTTACCAGCTTGAAATAGTTCTTTTGCTTGTGCTTCTTGGTATGCTGGTAGACTGACTGATTGTGTTGTTTTGCCTTTGCTCATAATTCTTTACTAATTAAATTTTCTGATTTAAAGCCTAAATGACTTATTTTTTTTAACCATCCTTTTCTGCCACCGCCATATAATCTTTTACAACCAGCGGCTTTTGCAAATGCCTCTAAGGATGGCAACATATCCTCTAACTCCTTGTAATCACCACCACAAAATAGCAAGTTCATTGCTGTATTTTGGGGGAATACTACAAATTCAGTTATCATAGCCGACTTCTTAGCTGGCCATAAATGGAATATTCCATGTCTTATTTTATCCTCTATATCGTCTATTGTATAGGAATCTTGATGTTTGATAGCTTTTGCTATATATGGCTTACAGCGTTGCCACTGTACTTCCCACTCTTCGGGTTCTTTTTTAATTGGCGTGACTTTATTAATCGCCTTTTCCATACTCAACGATACTCATGTGTATATCTAAATTACCAGCATGATTGGCTTGTACTTTAATTATTTCACCTTGATGAATAATAATGGGTCTTTCTAATAGCTCTGTAGTGCTGTTAGCAGTAATAACCTTGCCACTAAATAAATTAAAAGTATCTGTATCATGCGTATTAGTTACATCTATTTGGGTTTGTTGACCTTGATGCTCACATACTAAAAATGATTGAATAATAGAAAAAGTAAAATCATCACCAGAAGGTGATGTATAAACAGTGTAATCGGTGTTAGCCAAAGTAATGTTCATATGAACATTCTCCGCCCTTTGTATGTACTGTCTTTGTGAGGATAAATCCATTATCTTTTACCTCTTGGTCTTACATCCAAGCGTATATTACCTACTTGGAAATCTTGATTCGTGCTGCCTGTGACTGTCATTTGTACTTGTCTTGCTGTAAACCTAGCATCAGTATAGCCATCACTTTCAAAAGTAAATGATCCAAAGTCCGTTGTTGGCCCTAATGGAGTAAATCGACCTTTGAAACTAATGGTAACACCAGGCAAAGAATTAGCTTCTTCATCTGGGATAATTTGATTGCATTGCACATAGTTATCACCATTGCCTATTTGTATAGGCCCTGTCTCACAAAATGGTACTTGTGAGTTTAGATTGGGTGAGTTATTTAATGTGGTTGATTCATGTTCATAAACAAAGCCTAAACTGTCACCAGCAATAGGGTAAGTAAATGCACCTTGGTCAATCCAAAAGCCTCTGTCCATAGAACCAATAGACCAAACATTAGAGTTGTAGTTCCAAATAACATATTTATTAGAATTGTATTGTGAATCACCACTTGGGAATCCCCACCATATTTCATTAAAGTTAGAGTTATGTCCGCCCCAAGATGCTGCTCTACCTGCTACATTGATGTTATCAAAAACATAATCATGCACTTCACAAGGTAATTCTCTAACACTACCATCATAAACATAAAAAGCGTTTTCACCCATCCATGCAAGGAAATTACCTGTAGATACAACTGTTCTTGGACTGATTGATTTACAGTTAGTTCCTGCATCAGCTATACCATAAACAAAAGGTGATCCAGCATAGAACATTCTGTTAATACCAGTATCACTAAAAATAATCACATCAGATCTATATTTAACACCAAACAAAGCTCTTCCGCCTGTAGGTATTTGCAAGTCTCCTGCTGTGTTTGTGGCCTTCGATGTCCAATTGTTACGATCTTCCCTGTTTGACCAAGCAACATTCCTAGGGTCATCTGACGAGCCTATAGCCACTAAATGTCTTTCATTGGTGACTAAGGTTGATAAGTTGCCTGT